TTATGGGGTTGGTATAAGTCGAGATGATTATAAAATATATTAGTATTGCAGATGGTAGTAGTGTTTCTACGAGATTGACTACCTTGTTCTGCTACCTCGATTTTTCTTTTTTGGAACTGTTCTAAACTTTTTTCGAGCTTCAAGAAGTTCTGTCTCTTTTTGTAAGTCTCTAGTTCGTTTTCTTGTTGTGCTTTTATTGTGTTCATATTTAATGGCAGATGGTTTTGAGTAGTGCTGTCTTGCACGACACTCTTCCTTGATTCCTGCGTTATCACACTTGCGTCTGAATATTCTAATTGCCTTTTCAATGGGCATGGACTTACAATCAATACTCGGCATCAGCTCTCCTATATTTAGTTCTATCACGATGCACTTTTGTCGATGCATGGGGAGGAGTTTCTTTTCTTACTCGAATATCACTCCTAGAGTTGAAAGTCCATCCTCTTTTCCTTAGATAGTATATCTGTGAGGCGATATTTGAAGGACTGCGACCCAGTTTGGATGCAATATCTTCTGTTGACATATCATTATAGTGCCTTTTCAAAAATTGTTTTTCATCAGTTGTCCATTTCATAAGTATATTATATCTAATTTTTTTATTCGTGTCAAGAACTATTTTTGGCTGGGTTATAGATTATTCTTGACAAGAGGTCTGAAAATTGATATAATATTGGAATGATAGAAACAATAGATATAAATTACATTATTATTTTAATCTGCTCTATGGGTATATCTTACACCATTGGAAAACAGTTTGGAATAGAGTCAACGATTGATTTTCTGGAGTCAGAAGGTATAATCGAGTTTGACAGCGAAAAATAATTCTTGACATAAAGGTTAAATTTTGATATAATTATTTTGTAAGTGGAATATTTCACTTACTTTTTGGCGCTTTGACCGAGAGGCAAGGCAAAGTAATACTGAAAAGATTATTTGGAGGAAAATATTATGAGTATTGATTTAACTAAATTTTGGCTTGGATTAGATAATGGGCTTATGCCGTCTTATACGGAGAGTTCTTATCCTAGATATAACTTAATTGAAAGTGGCAGTGGATTTCGAATAGATGTCGCTGTGCCAGGTTGGAATAAAACGGAACTGGAGATTATCGCTGATGGCGAGGAACTCCATATCAAGGGAAACAAACAACACAAACTAGATGAGGGAGAAGTATTTCTTCATCAAGGACTAAGTTTAAAAAGCTTTGAGAGAAGATTTATTCTTAATCCTGATTTACAAGTAACTAATGTGAATCTACAAGACGGATTATTAACGATACAACTAACTCGGACTCCAAACTCTAAAAGGAAAATATTGGAGATAAAATGAAAGCACTAGCTTTTAAAGTTCGAGATGGAATAGACAAGTGTGATGTCGAAGCAATAGGAGAAGTAGTTATACTAACATGTATGGCTGCAATAACCTTCTTAGCAATGGCACCACTTGTTTAACAAGTTGACGAACATGATGGGGAAGTGTAAGCTTCCCCAACTTTTACGACTACTAACAGGAAAAACTATGACAATATCAGAAGAAGGCAAAAGCCTTATTAAAAAATTTGAAGGATGCGAACTCACAGCATATAAATGTGCAGCAGGAGTTCCAACGATAGGATATGGACATATCAAAGGCGTAAGCATGGGTGATACCATAACACAAGAACAAGCAGACGAGATGTTTAACCACGAAATGCACGAATACGAAACTTATGTGAACACAGCGGTAACGGTTCCACTTTCTCAAAATCAATACGACGCTATTGTGTCTTGGGTGTTCAATCTCGGTAATGGAAATCTCTTAGCTTCAACAATGTTGAAAGTCATCAACTCTGGCGACCATGCTGGAGTGCCTGCTCAAATCAAAAGGTGGAACAAAGCAGGTGGAAAGGTCTTAGACGGCTTAGTACGAAGAAGAGAAGCAGAAGCATTACTCTATCAAGGAGCAATCTGGGAACATGTCTAAGCAAGAGTTTTTAGAGAAGTTAAATGATTGGTGGTTCTGGTTTAAGAACCTATTTCTATCTTATTACGAACTCACAGTGAGTTATAATTCAATATACGGCGATGCAGATGATGAAACATTCGTAGTCGCAAAGTTTTATAAGAAGCAAGATAAATATCTTCAGTTCAAAACCGAAGATGGCGATATAGTAGAAATACGAGGAGCTGAAGGGCTCAATTATAAAATTAAGGAGTTATAATGAACCAACTTTATATAGGAATTATATTAGTGTTGAGTCTAGGTAGTTACTACCTGTACCAACAAAACCAAGTGCTAACAGCAAACAACGCAGCACTTGAAGGAGCAGTAGCAACCCAAGAGGAAGCTATCTCATCAATGCAGAATGATTTTGCATTACAAACCCAGCAGTTAGGGGACTTGCAGAAGAAGTCACAAGCTGCACAGTTAGAGATGAATAGATACTTAGACATCTTTAAACGACACAATTTAACAAAACTAGCAGCAGCAAAACCTGGTTTGCTAGAACCAAGAATAAACAAAGGAACAAAAAATGTATTTGATTCAATCGAAGAAATTAGTCGCACCATTGATAGCCTTGATGATGGCGTCGAGTTGCAGTCTAATCCCAACTAAACAGATAGAAATAACAGCAAAACCTATGGACAGGATAATAACACAACCTGTTCTACCAAGAGAGATAGACTTAAAGCTACCTTTATGGTATGTAGTTAGTGATAAAAACATTGACGAGTTTCACGAAAGATTAACAGCAGAACATGGACAAGTAGTATTTGTAGCTATGTCCATACCAGATTATGAGTTAATGTCATATAACATGCAAGAATTAAAGCGTTATATAACTGAACTCAAAGAGGTCGTAGTTTACTATGAAAAAGTAACAGACCCAAAAGCATTAAATAATGATACAAGCACTAAAAATTAAGAACAGGGAAACAATCACACGATTAGACTTAATGGCAAGAACAGTTTACAAACAACCAGCAAGTTACAATCAAAGTCCAAAACCTAACATAACTCTAGCAAAGCTACGCTCGTCTATGACAGCCAATGATGGTAAGCATGAGTTGACAAACAATGTTGACTATGCAGGCAGGGCTGCTCCTATTGGTACTGATATGGTAAGACTTAGAAATATCTTTAGAAACATTATTTGTACCAAAACTAACACCGAGAACTGGTATTGGGACACTTATATGGCTCAAACTCCTTACTGGGGCTGGACTGGTTGGAATAACAACAAAGGGAAAGGTAAACTATTCCTTAGATTTATTCATAACTCAGGTCGTGGAGAAACTAGAATGGTGTCAAAAGGTAGATACAAGAAGATACCTGACCAACATTCAAACTACAACGCTGACTGGACATTATTAGTAGGAGAACAAGACGGAATTGATGACTGGATGGCAGATAGAAACTACAACAAAAAGCCAAGATGCGTCTTAGAGTTAGCAATTAAAAGTACCAATAAGAAAGCATGGGAAGAAGCTTGTGAATATATTAACTGCGTGGGCTAAGTTTAGACAAAAAAGAAAAGTCGATAGACTAATTGTACAACACCTAGAAACTAGAGTGGAAGAATTAGAGGCGTGGGCTCATCCAAAGTGCGGAATCGAAGGCTTTGATGGATACCATGAATTAGTAGAAAGAATTAAACGCTTAGAAAGTAAGTGAAGTTAGAAGTAAGCGTACATAAAAAACACGATATAGTAGGGCATATACCTACTTTTTTATCTGATGCAGAAATAGAACAGCTGTATGAGATAAACAAAGATAGGAAGTGGCCGTACGCAGCAACAAGATGGAGTGGTTACAACTCAAAAATACGCAAATGTAAAAAGCGAAGTCGTATAGAGTTCCCATTCTATGACAGATTAAAGAAAGCAGTAGACTTATATAACGACAATACATATAAGTTTCATCTCTATGATGAGAGAAAGATGCATGAAATAAACATGGTTAGATATGATGAACCAGGCATGCACTTTAGAGCTCACAGAGATTATCGTCCTGGATTGAAAGAAATACATACAGGAATGACTACTAGAAAAATTAGCCTAAGTATACAACTTAGCAACAGTAAAGAATACGAAGGGGGAGACTTGGAGATAGTTGAAAGTTATACTACTCCTGATGTCTTCATAGATAGTAACTATCCTCCTGACTTCTTAAAACAAAGAGAAACCTTTAGACACACTTTCCCTACGATTAGGAAGAAAGGTTCTCTTACAATATTTACATCAATACATGAACATGAGTCTAAACCATTACTATCTGGGAAACGAGATATAATAGTAGGATTCTTTAGAGGTGCGGGAGCACCATATTAAATGATTACACAATTAAATAGTGAACTTAAGAAGATAGCACTAGATATTCTAGATTTTCCTCTTGATATGAGGGACACAACCTTTCCCTTTTGGCACGCAGTTCCTCTGCATAAAAAACACCCCAAGTTAGACGATTACAAATGTACTTATCCTAAGTGGTATAACCATGAAAATGAGTTCTTAGAGATACTACGACACAAAATAGACAATACATTACCAAGTGCAGTAATTGCATTAGAAGTAAAAGATAAGTTTCCAGTACAGATACCGAACAAAGGAATAGTGCAGATATTCTCATTAAACAAAAAGCATACTTCGATAGTTATTGGAAAAGACCTTAACAACCTCATGCATTGCTTGGATATTCCTAGCTATGAGCAGTTTGACTGGGCGAAACATTATATCAGTAATAATGCCTTACATTCCGACAATGGACTATATGTGGGTAATAAATTTTTTCACTCAATTCATGCGTCAGCGGGAGCAAAGTTATTATATGTCAAATACAATTAGATTATTTATAGGTACGAGTGAAAAAGAAGATTATCTAATGGAACAGATATATCTCTACTCACTACGCAAAAACCTCGGTTCGGCATACGAATTAGAGATAACATTTTTGAGACCATCAATGTTTCCAAAATGGGATAGAAGATACTGGGGTACACCTTTTACTTGTTTTAGATATGCAGTTCCAGAACTATGCAACTTTGAGGGGAAAGCTATATACACAGATGTAGATATGATTAACTTTAGAGACATAGCACATCTATGGGAGTATCCAATGCACGGCAAGCCTTTTGGATTTATATGGGATGCTCTACAAGACAACGGCAAGAAAGGTGCAGAGAAAGGAAAGCCTAGAGGTTGGTGGTGTGATAGTCTGATGTTATTTGATTGCGAGAAAGCAAAGCCATACATGGACAGCATAAAGGATATGGAAGAATGGAGTGCAAAAACTAGCAAAAGTTATAAGTGGGAGTTCGGAGAGAAACTAGGTATGCCATACCAATCCAAATCACTAGAGTATATAGAATGGTTAGACTCACGATGGAATTGTTTTGATGGAGTCAACCCCTCAGAAGATGTTCCCAAAGAGGACAGACACGACTTTTGGAAGAAGCCACAGATGAGTGCAGATTATATGTGGCAGTTACATTTAACAGGTCTTAGTTACCAGCCGTGGCATCCAAGATATAATTGTTTTGCTAAGGCTACTCACTGGAGACAAGACTTAATGGAGATATGGTGGCACTATGCCGAAATAATTAGAGAGCTGGAGAACAATGGGAAGTCTTGATTTAGACACATTACTGCAGCCGATAGGACTTGAACGCTTCTTGAAAGAATACAAAGGTAAGAAACATTTTGTAATCAAGTCTAAAGATAATATATTTAGTGAGCATTATAGCTGGAAGGAGTTCGATAACTACTTGAATCAGTACGAAATAGGGGCATGGGATAGGATGCCTCAGCTACAAGTAGTAATGCCAGACGGCACTAAGTGGTGTAAGAAGAAGTCACCACACAAAAGAACAAGAGACGAATTATTAAAACTGTGGAGAGATGGAAGTAGTTTCATTATTACTATCTCCGAGTTTTTAAACAAAACAATGTGGAATCAGACTAGAGAGTTTGAAAAACACTATGGCATTGGACAGGCTAATATATACTGTTCCAATCAGAAAGATGCCAAGTGTTTTCCTATTCATGCCGACTCCACAGACAATTTTCTTTTCCATGTAAGTGGAAAGATAAGATGGTATATGTACGAGGACTTCGCCTTAGAGGACAAGCAGATGCGTCCCAAGTCCTATACTCCTAAATTACTGGAGACTATAGAGCTTGACGATGGAGACCTCTTGTATATACCTACTAGGCAGTATCATAAAGTAGATACTCTAAGCCCACGAATATCAATATCTTTTCATTTCCGTGAACCGCACAGCAGCGGACCTCATGGGGATAGAAGGCGTAAGTGGTTAGATTGGGAGCCAGGAGAAATATATGGCACAACCAAGTGAACAGTTCCAAGGCGATATGTCGAGGAATGAGGTAGAAATAGACCTTAATAAGTTTATGGCAATGGTTTCAGAAATTGGTGAATTAAAAGCCAAGATTATGGAGATGGAGAACGAAAAAGAGCCTGATAATCCATGGCAGAAATGGATATGGTTATCAAACATGGTAGACGCATGGAGAATATTCCCTAGAGCATTTTTAAGTATTTATATGTATTTATTATACTATTGTACTTTTTGGTTCATGGAATTAGATGTACCTACATTAGAGCAGTCGGGATTAATTTCGATTGTAGTAGGGGCAGGAGCTGCATGGTTTGGTCTTTACGCTGGAACAGCTAAAGATAAGATAAACTCAAAATAGTTCTTGACATCTACTGATAATTTTAGTATAATATACTCATATGAAAATTACAGAAACCAAACATAAACCAACCAAATCAGATAAACCATGCACTTACTGTGGAACTACAGAAAATGCAGATGGATTATGTGGTGTCTACAAGTGTTGGAAATAGATGAATTTATTTTATTTAGATGAAGACCTTGATAGATGTGCCGAGTACCATGTCGACAAGCATATTGTTAAAATGCCTCTCGAGGCAGCACAGTTACTGTGCACAGCAATATGGGTTGATGAAGTACTAGGCTTTGTACCTCGTGCGCTTGACAAGGACGAACGAGAAGTACTAAACAGTAAGAAAGCCAAGATAAAGCATCTTCCTATGGAAGAGCGACCTCTTACA